CTGGCCCCAGAAGAGTGTGCTGTGTTGTATAACATGAACACTTCAGCGGGTTACAGTTATTATCCCCTACAGAAGAAAGACGTCCAAGATCAGATTGTTGGTGATGTTAAACGAAAGATTAACATCATCTGCTCAGGCAAAGAGATCGTGGTTGCACCGTGCATGCTTGCTTCTCGCGGCAAATTGTCATTTCTGTGGAATCGTATGGGGAGAATCATTTATATGTACGATTGGCAGGAGAATGTGATTCAAGGGATGTTTTTCCGTCCCATGAATGAACAAATGAAATACAAGGACGATAGTATTATGGTGTTTGGAAATAATATTATTCCGAAGATCTTATCGGTTGTGTCTCGTACATACGAGCCTCGTATTTATTGTGTTCGCACAGACTTCTCAAAATTCGACGTTAGGACTCAAAAGGTAGTAAATAAAATCATCTGCAAGTATGTAGTTGAGCCAAACATCAAGTTCGACACTTGGCGAGGAAAGCGGCATAGTCCAGCCGCGACAAAGAGGTGGTATCGATTGTGGACGTATGCACAGGAGTATTTCATGAATACACCTGTAATGGTACCATCGGGCTTCGTGTATAAGCAGAAGGGAAAAGTGTCCTCTGGCGGGGATGCAACTTCGTTGTTCGATTCAATGTATAACGCGTTAATGATACTCACGATGGTCGAGTACTATGAGATCTATCTTCAAACGATAAAAGTACTTGGCGATGACGGTTTCTCAGCAGTCCTGGGAAAACCTGACATTGAAGAGTGGGCGCGTTTCTTTGATTGGGCATTTGGCGCACGATTGTCTGTTGATAAGACGGAGGTGTTCCCGGGTGGTGCTCCGGTGAAGTCGTTTTTAGGGTATAAATTTGAAGCCGGTTTCCTGAAACTCTCAGATGAAGAACTTTTCTTGAAGGCCCTCTATCCAGAAGGTGATGTTGACACAGTTGAGAAGTCTCTCTCACGGTTGACCGCTTTCATGTTTTTGGGGGGTTACAACAGTATTAGATTCACTAACTTCGTTCAGTACTTCTCTTCCGGTTGGGACATCAATTACAATGCATACATTGAATTGGACAGGAAAATGCAAAAGAAAATGTGGCATTTAGGACTTCAGTTTGAGTTAAAGAAGTTGAAAGAGTATACCATGTTTGATTTTCTTTGGGGGATGTTTAAATTTAAATCTTATCAGTGAATTTCTTCAC